CTGTCTTAAAACTAATATATGGTAGAATGATATTCTTTACTGTAATCCGGGCTCTATGAGTTCTGGCCTGTCTAAGATCCCACTTCTTTACTTCAAGTTTCTGACTTAAGAAATGCAGGAATAATTCTTTAGAAATCCTTGGCTCAGATGCAGAGAATAAGTTAATCCCATATTCTTCAGTAAGAGTTCTTCTAAGATTAATCTGCTCTTTACTTAGCTTCATGATCTGTTTAGTAGACTTCACATCATTAATACAGTATCTAATAATCTCCGGAATCTGTTCAGCTGTAATAGTCTCAGTGTGATGGATAGGCATATCAATGATGTTCTTCCAGTCCATTGTATACTGAATCCACTTAAGTGAACTTCTCTTAGCTGCATTATCCCAGTGGTTTAGTTTAAACACATCTACCTGGTTAATCTGCAGATCTCTTGGGCTAAACTCTAGAAATTCTCCTGCATTCTGTCTGCTGATTACATTTTGGGCTTTACCATAAATCCATTTAGCAATTGTCTCTCCTGTGTTATGAATAATAGAGTCTTTGTTTCTTAGGATATATTCAGTAATCTGACTGTCAAACCCAAGACCATTAAAACTTACATGCCATTCTTCAGAACTAATGTTCTCTTCAAGAAATTCTATTAGCTCTAAGATATCATTCTGGCTTTCATGAACCACAAAGATTTTTTGCTCTTCAGAATTTACTGCTTCAAAGACCGCAACAAAACAGTTGCTGAGAGTCTCATAATCCATCACGTAGTGGGTCCTCATTTTACAAATAGATTAGTTACCGGATCATTAATATCATCCCACCTAAGTTCTATGCCAGTAGTCTTTGGTAAATACTTTGGTAGATCCATTACATGAGCATCACACATATAAAATGTTTCTTTGTGACCATCTTTACAGCATTTACAATTAAGATTTGTAAAGACTTTTACAGATTTAACTTTCATATCCCAACATCCATGTCTACTGTTACAACGATGTCTATTCCAGTCACTATTATAGTAACCTTTACTTACTTTATAAGTTATCATAATATGTATGTTCAGTTAAGCTGTTCCCCCTTTTATCCACAAAAAAAGGCAGCCGTTGCCACCTTCTTTTGCTGTTACACTCTAAAACAATGCTTATGCATTTATGAAGCTAAGATAATCAAATTTTGGATTAACAGCAATAGCTTCAATAAAATTTTTAATAGATTCTACATCAGAGATGTAGTATTCTTGAAACACTTCAAGTTTATGTCTATCTTGTTTCATACCTTTAGTTCCTGTTACAGGATTCCCATACTCATCAAGTTTAGGAAGCATCTGTAATGTATTTCTCTTGGTTTTAGAAATAACTACAAATACTTTCCTCTCTGGGTCAAAGATACATTCTACATAAGGACAATCAGCCGTCATTGGGATTGTTCTAAAACTTGGCTTGCCTTTCCATTCCGAGGCAACAAGCATCATATTTTTTTCCATGTTGGTTTATTTTTATACAAATTAATCTAGAATTTTTATGTTTTCCAAATCTACAAGTGTAATTAGTAAACATTCTTTCTCAAGATCAGGTTTATCACATAATTCTCCTACCTCTTCTATTACCTTTTTATCAATATCAAGAATTTCAGCATATCTTTCAAACCACTCTTGTGGATTTAGATAACTGTTAATATAAACATAATTACCACTATACTTTTCAAAAAAGTTTAAAACAATATCTTTTGTTTTTTTAGATAACTGACTATATCTACCATTAATAAAATGATCCCAATCTTCACTTAAATCAGAAAAATCAAATACAAATACACTCTGTTCTTCATTAATAACTTTGTAATCATACAGTCTATTATGTTTTAGTAAAACATTTGCTTCAAAGTTTTTATACTCTTTATCTGATCTTGTTTTATATAAACATATTAGTTTCATATCAGAAGGAAAATAAGTTTCACCCCATGCAAGATAAGTTTCTGATGGGACAACACTAGTTCCTCTTCTAATACCAAGAAGTGGATATAAAAATATCTTGGACTTCTGAAAGTATTTTTTGTAAAGTGTATTTATTACCATAATTAAAGTGTTACATTACCTAAAGCTAGTTCATATGGTAGCTTATATTCTCTGTTTTCATAGTGATATTTAATTTTATCTTCTATGTCTTCAAAGTCAATTAACCACATCTCTAAAGTTTCTTTGCTTACCTGGTAAGGATACACTTGGTTGTACTTGTCAATTACAATAAATGTAATTACTATGTTCCATTCAGCTGCATCTTCTAATTCTTTAATAAAATTAGTCCAGGCAAGCTTGTGATAAATTGCAGCTTGAATCCAATATTTATAATAACTTACTGACTCCGGGAAAGAAGCAATATCTTTACCTGTTGTCTTTAAGTCATTAATAAACAATGTCTTAGATTCATAATCTATCACAACATTATCTAAGATACCCTTATAACCAAATGGTAAATGTTCCTGATTAATACTAATCATGTACTCACTAAATGTTTTAATGTGCACATCTTGTGGAGTTTTATCCAATTGTAACAGGGCTCTTACTGCTTGATTAGACTTTAGTTCAATAACAGATTCTCTACAATTTGCAAGAGTAACCGCATCAACTACTGTCTTATCAAGACTCTGTTTTAGAAAATTAAAATATGCTTTGTTTTCTTCTGTAAGAACTTTATCTAATCTTTGTGCATCTGTTTTAAGAGACTGATATAGATTTGCTGAGAGTAATTCTGTGAGTACTTCTTGAGAATAGTCTTCCAAAGATAGTGTATCATTTCCAACTGTACAATGATATTTAAAAATATTATCAATAATTTTTCTTTGGCTATCAGTTGGGAACTTACCCGGCATACTGATAAAATGCTTGTCATAATTTTCAGGCTCAAATAAAAGGCAGTGTAGGACACGCCCTGCTACCAGGTGCGCGTCCGTACTGTCTTCTCTTTGGTTGAGCACATAATGACTGTAAAACATTCTAGGTGAGAACAATAACTTATTAATGCTACTGTAGCTAAACCAGAATGGTTTCTTATAAAATAATTCTAGTTCATCAGAACCAGTCAATGTCGGTAGACTCATTAGTTTGGGTTATTTGATGGTTATTTGATACAGGTTCTGGTTCAACTGCTTCTTCTTCAGTTACAGGAAATTGTGTAGCATGTTGTTCAAGAAGTTCTTGCTGTTCTTCAGTTAAAACTTCACCAAACCTATCAACTATTTCTCCTACTGATAATTCTTCTGTAATAACCAGCGTATCAGGAATTTTTTCTTCTTCTTCAGATTCAATTTCTCTTTCTGGAAGAATTATGTTATAGCTTACTGAAGCAATTTCTTTAGAATCAGCTTTATATTCTACCAAGCCCACATATGGTTTATCAAGAACCATTTCTATTTCTGGAGTAGGAACAAGTTCTTTAACATTAAACAATTTACTTATGTTAATGTTTCTCACAAACCATTCAGCTCTCTCTTGAAGTAAGATATGAAACCATTCTGTAGTAAGTAAACCATAGTCTTTGAGTATTAGACCAACCCTGTCTGGACTGAGTGAACTAATATTTTTAACTTCCATCTGAAAATAACTTACCATGGATTTAAAGTTCACATGATTTCTAGTATGACAACCGCCAATTTCCTGCCAGTACTCTTCAACTAAAAGCAATAAGAATAAAGCACTTTCTACATACTTAGAATTTGCCATAATTTCCATTGCCATAATGTGATTATCCTGGTCTGAACTCTGAAACATTTTGACCAGTTGCTGATATACTTCAGGAGTAATGGTAACAGCATCCTCACCATTAATCATGGCAAGTAACTCTGACTCATCATAAATAGGGAGAGACTGAATTGTGTCAATCATATTTTTATACTCATCACAAATATGATAGATTATTTCAGAGTACCCTTCCCCAATATTAAAACCTTCATTTTTTATTCTATGCATTGTACCATAGCCAGTATAAATCAATTCCGGTTTTAATGTATTTATAGCAGTTTCATACTTATCTTGATAGTACTCATCTAAATCAAGAGTTTCAATATATTTAGTAAAAGTCTCTTCATCACAAGTATGAGCCCATTGGGATGTAGTTATTTTAGTTAAAGTTGATTTACCTGAAATAACAATGTTTGCATTCTCCGGGTCTCTTACTATTTTTACTCCAAGATTTAATGCCAAGTCTTTAAGTTTTATTCTGGGAATATTTACACCCGGCATTAAAAATATACAATCTCCTTCTTTAGGAGTATAACCCTTATCAACAGTATAGATTTCTTTATTATCAGGTGTGCCATACTTAATCTGCAGTTCAAGATTAGTATTATAGGCATCACACATTAAAATATGTCTCATAAAAATAAAATATAGGGGGCTTTTACACCCCCTGGTTAATTATTGAATTGCCATCTTAACTACAGCAGTGTCTGCCATTAGAGCAGAGAACTTGACTTTGTTACCATTTACAATCTCCTTGACCATATAATATCTCAAGTCATTTGTAAAGCCTTCAAATTCAGTAGTGACTTTAGCAAGTCTGTCAATCATAGCTTTAGGAACTGGTCCATTTTCAGCAACAGTAAGTGCATAATTAATTACACGCGTTGCAATTACACTAGATAAGTCTGCACGAAAATCATCTCCTTCACCTACTGAAGCTAACAAAGCACCTTTTACATATGCTTCATCTTTAGTAAGCAAATCTTCCGGGGAAATCATCTTGTCAAGCTTATTGTTAATGAACATGGTAAACATGCTAGAGAAATCTGCTCCAACAGAACCCTCACCAATCATCTGAACAAGAGGTAACTCATCTTCAAACTTTGGAATAGAACTAATACCATTAAAGAAAGTAGTAATAGATCTTGGATTAACTCTTTGAGTTACAAGTTCTGGGTGCATTAACATAAAGTTGATACATCTACCATCAATTGCAGCTTTCTCAGCCCACTTAGCCCATACTTGAACGTCATACTTCATCTCAACAGAGATAAATCTGGTCTTCTGAGCTACGTCAAGAGAAGTAACATTATAGTCACCATTATCTGGGTTAGTAGTCAAGATAACATGCCAGTTCTTTGGAAGCTTCCATGATACATATTCTTGTCTATCTAGAATTTCCATAGTTGCTTGCATAAAGCGGTGCATTTTGTTAACCTACAGGTTCTTTATCCTGTAGTTCTGTGTCTTTATTATTAGATTATACACACAGTTCAGACTATATCATCACATATTTCTATGTGTCATGCGCTCTTGGTGTTTTACTGTCTGTTCTAGACTCCATACACTAGTCGTTGCACCTTTCTTATATCCCTATAAGACTTGGCTCAGGATTGTCCATCTCTGGAGTTCCCCTGAATTCACATGATTTATTGCGGACCAACCACTCTATGCTTTTTTCCATCTATACCCACCAGCAGTTAAGTTCTTAGATATTGCTCTATTAATATTAGAGATACCAAGTTCTTTAGTTGCTAGAGTTATAGACTCCCATTTTTTGATAAATATTTCATCAATAGTATATTGTAATACTGGTTCTAACTTATATTTTTTATCTCTAGAAAAAGCTAGATCAACTTTATTATAAGCCCAGACATAACCTCCAGAAGAAGTTTGTTTTCCATCACATACTGCTTTTATACTATTAACACTTTTAGCATTAATAGATTTAGCTGCAGCTGTTAAAGATTCAAAACTTTCTAAATACTTACCTTTATCAAGTGAATATTTATGCACTGCTTTTAAATTATGTGGTTTTAGACCATTTGCATAAGCTTTTCTTCTAGATTCACTAATCCTTTTTCTATATACTTCATCTCTAACTAAAGTTTGAGGATCTAGTATATGATTTATATAAGGATTAAGTGTACTAATATAGTAAGCTTCTCTTTCAATTAAAATTTCATCAGAACATGTTTCTACAATAGCAAAGTAAATTTCATCTTTACCATACTTGTTGTATAGGTTTTGCATTGTTCTATTATGATGTTTTAAATTTTCAAGAGACCACAAATGGTGTTTTAACCTATGACCAATATTGCAAGAGCTACCAATGTACTCTTTATCATTAATTTTAATTTTGTAGATTCCTATACTCTTTAATGCTGTCTTAAGAGTTTGTGTGTTTAATTTTTCCATATCACAAAGATAATCAAATTATTCATACTAACACTATTAGACTGCATATTTTGTTAATCCGCACGAGTATAGTCATCTAAGATTAGGAAACCACCTTCATCTTTACCCTGGATCCATTCTGGAGCAGCATGAGACATTCTCTTATCTACTACAGTATAACCTGCTTTAAGGGCACCGTTTACTTGAGCTTCAGTAATCCATCTTTGTTTACCTTCTTGGTTCTTTACTAAGAATTCTTTAACAGGAAAACCAACAAGGTCACCTAACTCCTCAATCTGAGAAAGATTGAGTTTTACTACATCCATACCAAGTTCTTTACCCAACTGCAAAACTGCAGAGGTTTTCCCCAAGCCCGCGTTTCCTTCAATGTTGATAGCCACAGGAACTTTTCCTTGAGCTTGAATATGCTGGTTATTCTTAACCATGTGGCGGATAAAACCCTTTAACTCTTCTACGTTTAATTGTACTGTATTCATAATTTTATAATTCTAATTTGATAACTTGGCCTGGTAAATCTTGATTCATTTCTGATCTTTCTGACAAAACCCAAAGCACTCTGCTTCTTGGTTTTACACGTGTATAGCACTCACCGTCAGTAAAATACACCAGGCTAGTATATTTCTTAAGGTTTGCATTGTAGTAGTCTAGGACGGGATCAAATTCAGTCCCACCTCTTCCATGTACTTTGAGATCATTCTTGCCTTTGTAGGGCTCAATAGACCGGATACTTGTATCACATTGTACTATAGTAATATCAACTCCTGCTTTATAAATATGATGAATCTCATTCATAAATTCTAAGAGTTCTGAATCACTAACAGATCCAGAAGTATCAATAGCCAATAGCATGTGTTGCCTCATCTTGATCTTAAGACCAGGATTATCTTCATATCTACGGTTCTCTTTTCTTCTAATCTTTTTGGTATAAATTTTAGTACTTGTACCAGTGAATCTTCTGTGATACCCTCTCCAATCAAATTTAGGTTTGGTGATTTCATCCATAACAATTAGAGCTTCTATTTCTCCAGGAACAGTACCACGTTTTTTAACTGTTTGTTCCTTGGCATCTTTTAGAATCTTCTGTACTTGTTTATCAATGAGTTTTTTCTCAGCATCAGACATGCCTTCAAATTCTTCCCATGTACTATGGTCTGGAATATCTCCTTCTGCCATATTATCAAGAAGATCATCTAAAGCTGGACTACCAGTAGTACCATCTTTGTCTTTCTTGTCTTGAGCTTCAGTAAGCTTGTCATAGTAATATCTACAACCAGCTTTAGCATCCCAACCTTGATCAGCATAATCTGCAAACATAACACCTCTAGCAGGTAATGCATCAAATTCAGCAAGAGCTTCTTCTTTAGTCATAGTCTCATCTTCTAATGCTTGAGTTACTTTAGCTTTAGTAGCATCAACTAGTGCTTTATACTCTTCACCAGTCATATCATCACCGGGAAGCCAGCCTTGTTGGATATATTGATTGATCTCCATATCCATTGCAACATTAGCTCTCTTCTTATCAGAAAACTTAAAGTACATAGTAAGGTGACCAAATGCAATATGAAGTAGCTCATGTTTCAAAAGACCCATTCTATGCAACTCAGTTAATCTGTTCCAGAAATCTTCATTGATAGCTAACTGATAGTTGATGTTGTGCTTACTTACACCTGCAGTAGGAATATCTTTTCTCCATACTTTATTCAACATAATGAGAAAGAACCCGTAATAAGGTTCTTTTAGCATTAGTTCTTTACTGATTTTACTAAGACTACGTGCTTTGTCCATCATCTTTAATTTTCACATCAATGCTTATTTGATTCATATTATAACCTATACTACCTAACATGCTTGTTAAATCTCTGACAAAGTTTTCTATGAATAGCTCAACCAAAAGCTTATCAGCTTTGTGTGTAGTTAATAATCCTAGTACTCTTGCACTAGATAAAGAACCTATCTGTTCAGATAGAATAGGCATAAGTAATGCATAAGATTTAGGTGCTTGTTTACTCCAAACAGTAGAATCTTTTTTAGAATACTTGTATAATACAATTAACTCTGGTACAGTTAAACCACTGTTTTCTATTGCCTGGAAAGCAATAACATGGTTCTCTGCATCAACAGAATTAAACATAGAAATCAGATTGTTTAATTCATCTTTACTTAGTTTCATTAGTCTTCAATTTTAAGTGTTTTGATCATCCATTCTGTAGGCTTCTCTAAATTTTGAACCCATTCTTTTGCACTTGGAATATATCCATTGCAGTCTTCTTTTACATGTTGTTCTCCAACATATCTTGTGTATACTCTTTTGTTATCAGAATTTAAGAAGTAAGGTCCAAATACTTTTTCACATTCAAATATACCTTCACTATGATGACGGAACATTCTATGTTTAGAATGACCAATCCATTTTTTAGTTTCATCAAACCAGTTATGAATCTCTACATAGTCTTCCGGAATACCACCAAACTTTCTAGCTGATGATTTTGCATGTTCATATGGGTGTGCCATTAATCTAAAGATTGATCAATTAAATTACCTTCATGATAATAATCATCTACATGTGTAGTTCTAACATTATTCTGTATCCAATACTTACCAGATGGTACTAGAATACACATGTGACCATAACCACCTTCATTATTCCACCAGTCTTCTACATCATTCAAGATCTTTTCTTCAGCAAAATTCTGAATATCAGAACATAGACCTGAGTGTAGAAAGTCTAACCGTTTAACATCAGAGCCCCATGGTTCTAATTCATTAACTGCATCAATTGCATCTTCTTCATCTTCAGGAAGTTTATCTGTTGTGTATAGTACATCTTCTATACAACCAGAGTCCCCACTACCTTCATATTTAATCTTAATACCAGTCACACCAAGGTCAGCCAACTGAATCAGAAGGCCTGTCATCATTGTTTCATTCATAACTATTTAATTTTGTAAAACCTGCCAAGGATATTGGCATTTAAGTATTCTTCTTTTTCCAGTACCTCTCTTACAAATTGGTACTTAGTCTCATGATATGTTAGTTCTGTCTTAGAAAAACAGATTCTTACCATGAACCTTTTAATGGGAATCCCATTCTTATGTGCATCTTGTAGCACTTTATTGCTACTATAGTAATTCTGATAGTTAGGTTTTACCTGGATAGTGTATTTCTTTGCACGTTTGTCTTCCATATTAGCAACAGCTCTCTTACCAAACTTCTTTTTAGTTGTAGAGTAAAAGTTCTTTTTACCAATATATCTTACAGCTTTGCCGTGAATGATAGCTTCCATCTCATAGATGAACCCAACAGCTCCTTCTGGAATCTTGCTGTCATTAAATACTTCTCCTTTGTATAACCAACTCATACTGCTTGTTTTAGTAAAGATAATAATTTATCTCTCACAGCTTCAACACCATGATCTTTCACAGAATCTGATAGATCTTTAGACATGTCAAGAATAATAAAAGTAATACCATACTTGTCTTGATATCTCTGAGCAGCCTTAAGACCGGGCTCATCATTATCAAACAATACAAGTATCTTAGAATATTTCTCCTGAAGCTTACCTATAACAGATTCTCCAATCATTGTATTCTCACTATCTGGAGCAATGCATTCTATATTACCAATACCTAGTCTTTTAAAACTCATGAGATCTTTAAGAGAAGATACAATCAGTAAATACTTGGAATCATACTGCAGTTGATCCATACCTTGAGTATAGTTTTGGATCTTAATAAATTTTTTCTCAGGAATCTTTGGCATATAAATCTTATAAAGCTCACCATCACTACGGAAATAACCATAAACATAGGGTCTAGAAAATCTATAACTTGTAACAGAACCATCAATCTCAGTCTTAGACATTGTAAAGAACTCTAGTGGAACTACATTGTACTGACTCAAAATACTAGAACTAATTTTAAATTGTGTCCAATACTTTTGGTCAAGTGTATTCCAGTGTCTCATCTCAAAATCTACAACCTTAAACTTATCATGAAACTGTATAGGACCTCTTACTACAGGTGTATTATATTTTAAATACTCCTGATAATCGGTTATAATCCGGTTAGCAGCCTTGAATCTGATATCATAGTTAAATAAATGTCTGACAAGTTCTACATGGTCACCCTGAAATCCTGAAGAAAAATCTTTGAACTTATACTTACCATTGTCTTGATAGATAAACATGCTAGGCACTTTATCTTTAACATTAAATGCAGATAGCATCTTTATGTTTTGTCCTGTAAGTTTTTCTTTTAAGTTCAGATAATATTCATATACCCATTCTACTGGGACTTCTGTTAAATCAGATACTAAATTTCTTGTTGAAATCATAACCAATAAAATATAAAGGGGGAGCCCCTGATTTCAGTCTAAATCTTTGTTATACAATAATTAATTACTAAAAACTCCCCCTTTAAAAAGAGTGAGCTGTTAGTCTAGACTAAAGTCAGAAGATGTTTTAGGTTTTAGAACCATATCATCATCATCCCCAAAAGATTTAACTTCTTTAACTTCTAGTTTCTTAACATGCTTGGTCTCATCATATCTGATAACAGAACCAGATTCTACTTCACCAAATGCATATTTCTTACCTTCAGCTTTTGGTAACCACAAGTCATAGTTTGTATAACCTGTCTTACCTTCATATTCTTTACCAGCAACACAGAATTCAAGATACTTTTCTCTGAAGTCTGCAGTCTTATTGAATGCTTTAACAAAGTCTTCAATTGTCTCATGCTGACCATCTTGCTCAAGGAACCATGAATCAAGTTGTAAAGTGTGAGCCAAAGTTCTTAAGAAAATTAAGATAGATCTATCTCTCTGAATTTTAATACCAGATTTAGTTTCACCATCTGCAAATGCATATTGACTTGCTTTAATTCTACCAATCTGACCCTTAAATCTTCCTTTGCTTTCATCATCTTTGTCAATTAAGAAACCTTCAAAGCCTTCAATAGGTGCAGTTTCTACATGTAACATAAGGTGATATGCACCTGGAATAAATTTGAACTCTTCAAGCTCAATATTATAAATCTTCAAAACATGATTACCTGGAGTAATTGTCTTTGGTAGTCCTGAGCCTTCTTTGCCCAAATCAGTTGTGCTTAATGCCATTTTTCTTAAAATTTAATTGTTAAATAAAAACTTTGTCCCAGTGAAACTCTAACTCACCAGATTCATTCATCTCTGTTACTACTATTTCTTCATTACGTAAATGCTCAGGTCTTGCACCAGGAGTTACCTCTTCATTAGTTTTAAATGACAAAATAGTCTTATTACCTTTTCTATACATATAACCAATTGCATCTGCGTTAGCACAGATTAGAGACTTAATCTTACCAGTCAAATCAATGTTTGCAGCAAGAACCATCTCACCTTTATCATCTACCTGTTTGTCTTTGATGTGACCAGATAAAATAATATGGGGAGCTAATGTATCAATAAAATCTAAAACTTGAAAGAAAGCTTGTCTTAAATATAAATATCCTGCACCATTTGGTAGAGATAAGATATTATCACCATCATAGTTTTTACCCATGCTAGTTTGTTTGTAAAGCTTAATTGCAAGTGGACCAACCATATCTTCTAATGCAGTTACAGTATCTACAGTAACATATTTATATGGATTACCTGCTGCTTTAATTGCTTTACCTGCTTCAAGCAATTCTTGTAAAGAGTTAATTTTAAGTTTAAGTGCTTCTACATAGTCTGCACCATTTTCTAAATCAAGAATCAGATTGTTGTCAAGTCCTGCATATGCAGTTGTTTTACCAGTCTTAGGCTTAGAATAAATCACTAATCTTTTTGGATTAGTTCTATCAGCCGCAACTTTTTTAGTTGGAAGTACTATACTCATTGCTGTTTAATTAAATCATTTAACCATGCTTTACTACTAACAGGTTTCTGCCACATGATTGCTGCAAAATCTCTGATAGTAATTTCAGCCATACTTTCATCTTCAGTAGGAAGATCTAGAGATAGTTCTTCTGTTTTGTCTTTAAGTTTAGGAATAAACTCATTCTCAAAATCAGGAAACACAGATAGTGTAACTTGTTCTTTAGGAGCTTCAGCTTTTCTTTTCTCATAAAGATTATGTGTAATCTCAGAACCATCTGGCATAAGTACCATTAACTCAGACAATGGAATTGTATAAGCACGATAATTATCACCATTAGAATTAGTCCCTTCTTTTACATCATACTCTTCAGCAAAGTATGGATTAGCTTTACACTTAAACAATGGTCTATCTGCATATGCAGGTTCAATACCCTGTTCTTTACCAGATTCATCTCTGATAATATCAATAAACTCAATGTAGACATCTTCACCTCTCTTGAGTTCACTTTCAAATAGCTGCACTTGTCTACCATACTTACCTTTCTGAAAGAAGGCAGTCTTTAAGACAAAGAATGGATCAGCTACCTGAGCTGTTCTAAACTTATCATGATGATAAGCAAAGAACTCTCTTTCTTTTTCTTTTCTACTCATAATTATAATTTAAGTTTTGTTGCTTGTGGAGGTGTTTCTATTTCAACTATTCTCATGTTCTCTCTATCTAGCTTAAAGAAGCTTAACCTAGTTGTTCCATTCCTAGATTTTAAGAAGTGAAATGCAAGAAGATCTTCATCATTCACTATAAATCTTTCAGGACCATAGAACCTAATCTTTCTGATAGAGGGTTTATTAATACCAAGTACTACATCAGCATGTTGTAATAGAGCATCTGCTCCAAATAAATCAGAATCTAATACATAATTACCATAGTCACCATCTTTGGATCTCTCTGGATTATCTATATTCCGGTTCAACTGACTTAAAATAAGAAATGCCACAGGATAATGCTTCTTCATATATGTCATGGCTTCACCAAGAGCATATAATACTTCAAACTTATCCTTCTGACCTTTTCCTACTTTAAATAAAGCTGAGTGGTCAATAGTAACCAGAGCATTTGTGTAGTTACCTGCTTCATCTTTATGCGCTTCCATATAATAATGTATGGTTGCACACATTTCATCAACAGTACATGGATCATATACCACATCTATAACATCAGTCTTCTCAGTTTCCTCATAGTACTGAACACATCTTTGGTATAGATCTTTATCCACGGGTTCACCCTTGCTCATTAATGTATTGTAATCAGAACCTGTATTCAGACTCAGCTTTCTGATACCATTGGTCTCATCAAGCATCTCAAACTGGAACTTAAGAACTCTAAACTTATGATCTTTATTCTCTTCAATAATATCAGAGATTAACTGCTCCATAAATAAAGTTTTCCCAGTACCAGGCCTAGCACCTACAATGGTGATAGTTCTCCATTCCAATCCATCACAAAAAGCATCATTAAATTTGGGCCAAGCACTGCTTAGGGATTTTAACTCACCCTTTCTTCTTGCTTTGATCTTCATGATAGCTTTTCTTAAAGCATCTCTTTCACTAACAGGCTTTAGTGGCCTGGCTCCATTAAATAAATCTGCCATAACTTAATTGTTAAAAGTCTGGAGCTTTGCTTTATTATACATATAATGTAATGCAGTTATCACAACTTCAATTGCTAGGTATCTACCTATTGTGATAGGTAAGATAAATGTATCAACAATCAAGAAAGATAATACAGTTCCAAGTATTGCTAATAAAGTTAAGCTCACATTTTTACTGATTCTCATTATACAATTCTCTCTTTAAAATAATTAGTATCTTCATCAGAGGAATTAT